AGCCGCAATTCATTCGAAACAAGCTTCGGCTGACGAATCAGAACACAGGTTCGTCCATTGACGGCGAGTCAACGACCGGTCAGGTCGCTCGTGGCGACCGCCGGACGGCGATTCTTCTTGACGAGTTCGCGGCCTTTGAGTTGCAGGACGGGTTCAACGTGATGTCGTCCACCCGAGACGCAACGATGTGTCGCGTTTTCATGAGCACACCGAACGGAACCGGCAACGCATTCCACGCCGTCGCTGAAAACAAGAACATCGCGAAGATCTGGATGCACTGGTCCAAGCATCCGATCAAGGCCGAAGGACTCTATGAAGTCAACGGGAAAAAGCGTAGCCCTTGGTACGATCGTGAGGTTGAGCGGTGTGTTTCTTCGACGGAAGTCGCTCAGGAACTCGACATTGACTTCGCAGCGTCTCAGTCACTGTTTTTCGATTCGTCTCGATTGTCTGAGCTGAGCCAGAAGTACGTCCGGCCGCCGTACCGCAAGGGTCGAATTGAGATCGATGACGGTGATGTGAGCTTCTTCGATGATGAAAAAGGCAACCTGCTGCTGTGGATCTACCCCGATGGCGCCGGTGATCTTCCACGGGATCGCGATTATGCAATGGGAATCGACATCGCCACAGGCACCGGCGCCTCCAACAGCGTGATTTCGATCGGAGACAAGAAGACCGGAGAGAAGGTCGGTGAGTTCGCGGTTCCCAACCTGCGTCCGGACCAGCTCGCCGTTCATGCGGTCGCTCTTGCTAAGTGGTTTGCCGGTCCCAGCGGCCGTGGAGCGTTCATGGTTTGGGAGGCTGCCGGACCGGGGCGGATCTTCGGAGACGTGGTCGTCAACGAACTGTTGTACCGCGAGGTCTACCTACGATCGGCCGAGGGCCGGATCGGCAAACGGCAAAGCGAACTTCTTGGGTGGTATCCGACGAGGGACACGAAGATCACGCTGTTCGGAAACTACCGAAAGAAGCTCTATGAAGAGCAGTTCATCAATCGTTCTGCCGAGGCGATGAAGGAGCATCGAGAGATAATCTATACGGCAAATGGGTCATTGGAACACTCAAGGTCGCATGGAACAGACCCTTCCGGTGCGAGAATGAACCATGGAGACCGTGTCACGGCAGATGCCCTGCTCGCTCTCGTAATGGATTGGAACGTCAAGCCGCGGACAGTTCAGATCGAGGACACAAGCAGGACGATGGGATTCCGACGCGAACGGGCCGCGGCAGAAGCCAGAAAGGCAACCCAGTGGTGAACAAGTATCAGAAGCTTCAGACTTCAATTGAGTTCAGTCGCAGGCAGATGACGCCGTTCAGAGAGCGGCGGCATCGATTCGTGCGTCAGTACCTCGGCCAGCACTGGGGCCGCGGCGGAACGGTCAACGAAAAGATGCCGATGAACATGCTCGCCTTGGCCGTGCAGACGTTCACGCGCTCGTTGGCTGCCAGAAATCCGGCGGTCAATGTTCACGCGAAGAAAAGAGCGTACGTCGCCCTTGCGAAGAAGCTGGAGATCACAGTCAACCAGATCATCAAGGAAATCGACCTGCGGTCGGCGCTCGCAACCGCAGTGTTCGATTCGGTTTTCTGCATCGGTGCGATCAAGGTTGGCATCACTGATGGCAATGAGCACGAGCTCAATGGTGAGCTTCATGACGCTGGTATTCCGTTTGCCGACGCGATTGATCCGGATGATCTGCTGATTGACATGAACGCTCGCCGCATGGAGACGATGCAGTATTGCGGCAACAGGTACTTGCTCCCGCTAGAGCAGGTGAAGGATTCAAAGCTCTTCGGCAAGAAGGCCGATGATCTGGTCGCTGCGACACATTTGTCACACAACGAGTACGGCGACCCGCGTATCCAGACCCTCGTGAACGAAGATTCGTCGTCCTCTCAGTATTCGCACGCATACGACCTCGTCGAGCTTTGGGATGTGTGGCTCCCGTACGAGCGTCTCATGGTCACGTTTGCCGCCGACGCGACCGGAAACATCAATTGCGATCGCGTCCTGCGTGAGTCGAAGTGGGACGGTCCTGAAATGGGCCCGTACCACATTCTTGGACTTGGAGACATGAGCGGTACGATCATGCCGGTTCCGCCGATCACCAATCTGATCGACATGAACGATGCGATCAATCGTTCTTTCCGAAAGCTGTTTCGTCAGCTTGAGCGACAAAAGACGCTTACGGTCGTGGCTGGAGGTGCCGACGAGGATGGCAACCGAATTCAGCAGGCCGACGACGGCGATGTGATTCGTGTGGATCGACCGGAAGCGACTCGAGAGGTTCGGTTCGGTGGTCCCGACAACATCTCGCTCATGTTCACAACCCAGATGCGTGAGTTGTTCTCGTACATCTCCGGCAACCTAGATGCCATGGCTGGCCTTTCGTCAACGGCCAGCACGCTTGGTCAGGAGGAACTGATCAAGGCATCCAGCAGTGACAAGATCATGGATATGCAGGCAAGAATGCTTGCGTTCACCAAGAACGTCGTGCGTGATCTTGCCGGGTGGATCTTCTACGACCCAATCACAACGTTTGACGTGAACATCCCAATCACTCCGGAGGAAAATCTGGAGACGAGCTGGTCGCCTGAGGATCGTGAGGAAGGCGATTTCCTTCAGCTGGAACTTGACATTGCCCCAGTGTCAATGCAGGACGCAAGCCCCAGCCAGCGTCTTCAGACGATCACCAACACCGCAACCAACATCATGATCCCATTGAGCCCTGTTCTGCAACAGCAGGGATACCAATTCGATGCGGTTGCCTTGACTCGTCACATTTCCGAGTTGACGAATACTCCTGAACTTATGGAATTGATCTCACCCGCGGACACGCCTCCGGACGAGGTTGGTTCGATGGAGAATGGTGAGCGGCCGGAGCAGCAGGCTCCGGAAATGCCTCAGCCGCAGCAGCCGCGGCAGCCGCGTGTGTATGAACCGACCGGCGGAACGCGAGCAGCGAGAGATACTGTGATGGCTCAGGCCATGGCTGGAATGAGCCCGACGCCTCAGCAACAAGACATGATGGGACGCGGAGGAATGTGATGGCGAAAAAAGGTTCAATGAAGGGCATCACGGTCAAGGGTGGCGGAAAGCTTCCGGTCAGCAAAGGTGCTGGCATGACTGAGAAAGGCGTTCGGCAGTACCGCGCGCAGAATCCCGGAAGCAACCTCCAGACCGCCGTGACGGAGAAAAATCCGAGCGAGTCTAGAAAAGCTCGTCGAAGATCATTCTGTGCTCGCAGTGCCGGGTGGACCGGAGAGCGAGGAAAAGCGGCACGCCGACGCTGGCGTTGCTAGAAAGGAAAGCCATGCCGAAGGTAGGCAAGAAGAACTTTTCGTATACGAAGGCCGGATACGCTGCGGCTGCGGCCGAGGCCAAGAAGACAGGCAAGAAGGTCACCAAGAAGAAGCCAATGAATAAGGGGAACAAGTGATGGCAAAGAAGAAGAAGGTCTCTGGTTGGAAAGACATGGGCGGAATGATCGCTGAAGCGATGGAAACCGTTCGGCGAGAATCGCTCCCCAGCAGAGAACCGCGCCCCACCAGAGAAGAGCTCCGCAAGAAGAGCAGGGACGCGATCGCAGAAGGAATGGAGCGGGAAAATGCGTCTGCTGCTGCTGCGGCGGCGGCGGCGACCGCGGTTCCCAATGGTCTGACCCGCGAGCAGCGTGCCGCCGAATACGCGGCGGAACGCGAACGTCGCAAGAAGGTTGCGAGGAGCAAGATCGGACCCTCGGGGACGAGGCGTGTTGGTGCCGGGGATCAGGCCACTCCCGGTCGTGGTCGAGGCACCCGGGGACGATCCTGATGCCGGGATATATCTTCGTTCATCCCGAAACTCGTGAACGCAAGAAGCTGATCATGTCAGTTTCCGAGATGCTCAATCGCACCGATCCACACGGAGGTGACATCGAAATTGATGGCATTGTCTGGGAAAGGTGCATCGGTTGTGAGCATGAGCGGGTTCTTCCGAACTCCAAGGGATGGCCGATGACGTCGGAATCGGCCGGGACGCACCCAAGCGAGATTCCGAATGCCATGGAAACGGCGCGAAAGAAAGGTGTGAACCTGAACTACACCAGCGATGGACGTGCTATATTCGAGAATGCGGCCCACCGTCGGGCCGCACTCAGGGCACTCGGAATGCGAGACAGGCATGGATTCGACTGATCAAACCGATAATGTGAGTGAAGGGCGTGAGCCCTTCGACATTCAGGATCCGAGCGAAACTCGGCGTGCGGCTATCGATGCACATTCCGATAGCGAAAATGCCGCTGAGCCTGACGCCGAAGCCGATGACAATTCCGGCGTAGTCGATCAGGAATCGGATGGGAAAGATGCTGTTGGCGACACCAACAGCCAGCCAAATCTTGGCGACATCTCGAACTACCTTGATTCAGACCTCGCGAAGGTGGTTCAAGAACAATTCTCTAAGATGACCGAAGAAATTCGTTCGTTGAAGAGCCAGATCAGTGAACGAGGGCCACGTCTTCGAATGAAGGCTGGCGACATCTTCAAGGGCCACGAAGCTCTGTTCGGTTCGGATGATCCATCCCCGGAACAGCAGAGAAATCGAGACCTTGCGCGTGATCAAGTGGACATTCTGAAAGCGGGCTACAAGGCCGCTGGAAAGAAGGCTCCTTCCACTCAGGAACTCATTGACAAAGTTGTTCGTTCGGAATTTGCCGACGAACTCCGAAATCGTGCTCTTGCCAAGCAGGCTCCGAGATTCCAAAACCGACAGCAGCAAATCGTGTCTCGACCGGACGGCCGCAACGGCCATGCAGTGTCCGCGAGGGAGCGAGCAACGCAGGCAGTTGAACGGCGTCTCAGAGAGCTTGGTCAATAACCAAGAGGAATAGACAAATGACCCTTCAGGCTTCTGATATCGTCGATCTGATCAAGACGACCCAGAACGAACTGGGTCGCGCGCGATTCACTGAAATCGCGTCCGACGTGCAGGATCACTGTGCTCTCCGTGAACTTCTCAACGAGTCGCGTGTTCAGTTCACCGGTGGCCCCGAGATCCAGTGGAACCTCATGACCGAGTCGAGCGGCTCCGCTCGCGACACCGGTCTGTATGAGGTTGACCAGACCAACGTGGCCGACGTCATGGCGATCGCCCAGATCCCGTACCGCCACATGACCGCGAACTACTCGATCGAGCGTCGAGAGATCGCGTTCAACCGTGCTCCGGCTCAGATCGTGGACCTCGTCCGCATCCGCCGCAACGACGCGATGATCTCGCTCGCCGAGCACCTTGAGAAGCGGTTCTGGGGTGTTCCGACCAGCAGCAGCGACAACAAGAAGATCTATGGTGTCGGCTACTGGATCGTGGACTCCAGCACCAAGGGCTTCACCGGCGGTGCCCCGACCGGCTTCACCAACGTGGCTGGCGTTGACCCGTCTGTCGTGACCCGTTGGAAGAACTACTCGGCGGTGTACTCGGACACCATCAGCCCGCTGGCTGGTCCGACTTACAGCAGCGGTCAGGACACTGCTGGCACTCCGGACTCGACCGGGTTCTCTGACATGGTCGTGCAGTTGCGTGAGGCGTACACCAAGTGCAACTTCAAGCCGATCCCCGGCGTCGCCTACAGCGACTACAACAAGGGGAACCGGTACGGCCTGTACACCAACTACGCGGTGATCTCGTACCTCGAAGAGGTGCTCGCCCGTCGCAACGACAACCTCGGAATGGACGTTGGTGCCACCGACGGCAAGGTCGTGTTCCGTGGCATCCCCCTGACCTACTGCCCGTACCTCGATAGCAACGTCACCTACACCGGTACTGGCAACGCTGCGTACCCGATCTACGGCATCAACTGGGGAGTCTTCGAGTCGTGCTTCCTCGAAGGTGAGTACATGCGGGAGACTGGACCGGACACCGCTCCGAACCAGCACACCGTGTTCACCACCCACGTTGATCTTTCGATGAACATCCGATGCACCGACCGTCGGCGGAACTTCATCCTGAAGGACGACACCCCGAAGATCGTCTACGCCTGATAGCAGGCAGAAGGGAATAGTCAAATGGCTATTGGAACTGTGACCTACCCCGGCGGCGCGCTTGCCAAGTCCGGAGCATTCATCGGGGACGTGACCAACCGCGTCCATCACTTCGACGACTTCATTTTGGGTGCCTCCGGTTTTTCAGCGGCGGAGAACAGTGCGGATGGCAACACCGCTGGTGGCACTGCGGTGCTCGTGGCTGGTGCCAGTGCTGATGCGCTTGGAACCACTGACGAGTTCATCGACATCAGCAAGCCGTTCGCTTGCGAGTTCCGTGTGTCGGCGAACGCGATCACCGATGCGTTCTCTGTTGGCCTTGCTGACACCGCCGGTACCAACCTTTCGCTGTACGGCTCGGTCTCGGGTTCGGCCGTTACGGCGTACGCGACCAATCGCAACATGATCGTCATCGGCACCGAGTTCGGTTCGGCTGACGGGCAGCTGAAGATCGCCGAGAACGACGGCAGCGGTGCACCCGTTGCTGCCACCGTCAGCGGATACAACGTGGCGGCTGCAACCATGGTGCGTCTTGGCTTCTACGGAGATGGCAGCGGCGACGTGGTCTTCACTGTTGATGGCAAGATCGCTCTCCGCTATACTCTGACCGAGACGATCACCGGACCGCTCGCCCTTGTTGCCAACGTCGGCGAAGGCTCGGTGACGATCGACTGGTGGGCGGCAACCGGCGAACGCGCCTGATAGCCTCTACCGGCCTACCAGTAGGCGGCGTGGGCAACCCCTAGGATCTCTTTCGTCCGCCCCGTCCCGGCTTCGGCTGGGGCGGGGTGTTTTTTTCAGCCGATCGTCCACCTTGAGGTTGACGGAGGTGCCGGTTGTGGTAGGTTGATTTGCCGGTTTGACACGATCCACCACGGAGGAGTATGGTATTCACCATGGACACGTACAGAGAACACCCCGGAATCAACCACAGCACCCTGAAGGCGTTCGCCAAGGGGGCTGCTCACGTCAAGCACCAGATCGAGAACGGCACGGTCGAGACCGACGCCATGCGTCTCGGCACGCTGTTTCACCTGCTTGTTCTGGAGCCAGAGCGGCAGGCCACTGACGTCGCGGTCGCTCCCAAGGTGAACCGCCGAACCAAGGCGGGCAAGGAGGAGTTGAGCGACTGGGAGAAGCAGTCCGTCGGGAAGATCATCGTCACTGAAGAGCAGCTCGCGACCGCGATCCAAATGCGGCAGGCGGTAGCGGATCATCCTGCGGCCGGGCCGATCATCGAATCCCTCGTCCACCGCGAAGTTGACGTCTACTGGACCGACCCATTCTTTCGCATGCAGTGCAAGGCGAAGGTTGACGGAATTAGCGAGACGTCCATCGTCGATCTGAAGACGACGATCGACGCTACGCCGTCTGGGTTCACACGTGCGATTTTCAACCACTACTACCACACTCAAGCATCTTGGTACATGCAGGGTGTGCACACT